CTACTCCATGAAGTGGCGGCGCTCTGACAAGCTGCTGGAGGTTCGGCGCGGCCCGGTGGTCAACTGGTTTGAGGCGTTCGGCGGCAAGGATGAAAGCGCCTATATGCTCATCCAGGGCCGGACACTGGCAGGGGTATTGCTGGATGAAGTTGTACTCATGCCGGAGAGCTTCGTCAACCAGGCTCTTGCACGATGCAGCGTGAACGGTGCGAAACTCTGGTTCTCCTGCAATCCCGGAAATCCAAGTCACTGGTTTTATGAGAATTGGATAAAGCGCCATAACGAGCGAAATGCCCTGTATCTTCACTTCTCCATGGAGGACAACCCCGGACTAAGCGAGGAAACACTGGAACGCTACAAGTCCATGTATGAGGGAGTGTTCTACCAGCGGTATGTTTTGGGCGAATGGGTAGCCGCCGAGGGCCTTGTCTATCCCATGTATGACAACACCGTGGAGACCGTAGAACGGCCCTATGAGAAATACTACATATCCATGGACTATGGCATACAGAACCCCACAGCTATGATGTTATGGGGCTTGTGTAAGGGCGTGTGGTACGCCGTGAAGGAGTATTATCACTCAGGCCGCGAAACGAATTGCCAGAAAACCGACCAGCAGTATTATGACGAACTGGAAAAGCTGGCCGGGGATTTGCCGATAAAGAACCTTATTATTGACCCTTCCGCCACATCCTTTATTGCTCTTTGTAATCAGAAAAAGCGGTTTAAGGTCTGGCGGGCCAACAATGAGGTTATAGACGGAATCCAGCATACAGCACAGGTGGTGTCAGAACGTAAGATTTTATTCAACGACTGTTGCGAGCGGACAATAGGCGAATTTGGACTATATTCCTGGGACGGCAACTCCACTGAGGATGCTGTTATAAAGGAAAACGATCACGGGATGGACGCCGTCCGCTATTTCGTAAATACCACGCAAATTTGGCGTGAAAAGTAGGAATACAGGACGATTTTTAAGTGAGGGAAGAATGGAGAAGGACAATGGGGCCAAAAGATGAAGAACGCGGAACACTGTGCAGCGGCGCTCTGTATTTAGATAGAGAGCCGATAACAATAGGAGAAATGCAAGAAAGCACGCTGACGGCAGAGGAAGTGCCAGCGCAAAGGTGCATTTCGTCCTGTCAGTCAATGCAACTTACAGTGCATTTCAAGCCCCCGAAACTTTGGCGTTGCGGGAACAGGAAACGGTTTATCAAGTTGGTGATGTCAAAAGGACATGACCGTAACTATGCGGTTCGTATGGCAAATTGGGCAAGATGGATGGGAATACCGTATAAGACCATATGGCAAGCGCTTTTCCTTTTTGCATGACGGCCTACGTTTGCTCAGTTGCCTTAAATCGCCTAAAGCGAGGTGATACCCATTCTAACCTACCAAGACCTTGAAGCCATCGGCCCGGACGAAAAGAAGCGGATGGAATTTATTGTCCGAGCCATCAAAAATCACAAATCCTCTGCAATTTATCAAACAGCCGTTGATGCAAAGAAGTACTATGATGGAGAGAATCCCACCATAAACCAATACGAAAAAATTATCTACGACATGGAAGGTAGAGCGCATAAGGATATGTATACTGCCAATCACAAGATTGCCAGTAGTTTTTTCGGGCTTGTGGTGGACCAGGAAACAAGTTATCTGCTCGGGAATGGTGTATCGTTCAAAAAGCCTGATACAAAAGACCATTTAGGGAAAGATGATAAAACCCTGGACATTCAAGTACAGACCGCCGGAGAGTATGCCTTAATCGGTGGAGTGGCTTTTGGCTTCTGGAATCTTGACCACATAGACGTTTTCGAGATTACGGAATTTGTACCGCTGGAGGATGATGAGACGGCGGGCCTAATGGCAGGCATACGATTTTGGCAGATTGACGATACAAAGCCGCTAAGGGCTACGCTGTATGAATTGGATGGCTATACAGAATATATAATGCGGCAGGGCGAAGATATGGCAGTATTAAAGCCAAAACGCTCTTATCGGTTAAAAGTTTCAGGGGACAACAAGGACAGAACTGATGGAACCGAAATATTGGACGGAGAGAACTATCCATCATTCCCTATTGTTCCGCTGAAAAACAATCGGCAATGCAAATCGGAACTTGTTGGAAAACGTAACACCATCGACGCGCTCGACCTCGCTTGCTCCAACATGGTCAACAACGTGGATGAGGGGAACTTGATTTATTGGGTTCTGACAAACTTTGATGGAATGGACGAGGCGGATGATCAGGCGTTCATTGATCAGCTACATAGAACTCACGTTGCTCACGCTGGGAAAAGCAGCGAAGGCTCGACAGTAGATGCACACACAATCGAGGCACCGTATGTCGCAACAGAAACCGCTATTGAGCGATTGAATAAGCAGCTCTATCAAGACTTTCGTGCGTTCAATTCAGGTGACGTTACTGCAAGCAATCAAAGTGCCACGGCAATCGACGCTGCATATACAAATCTTGACCTGAAAGCAGATAAATTTGAAAGGCAGGTCACAAAGTTTATCAAGGGGATTATGAAGCTTGCGGGGATAGAGGATGATCCGTCTTACACAAGAAATAAAATCATAAACAAGATGGAGGAACTACAAGCCGTAGCGATCGCGGCTCCAGCTCTTGATGAAGAGTATGTTGCCCGAAAGAACTTGACCATACTTGGTGATTCGGATATGGCGGATGAGATTTTGAAGCGCCGCGCGGCAGATGATTTGGACAGGCTGGGCGGCGGGAACGAGCCGCTGGATAATGAGCGGGAGGAAACAGAAGATGAAAATTAGCTATCATATGATAATTGGAGAATATGAAGAAATTATGTCAATGGAGTTTGATTCATTTTCTAAATCTGATTTGGAAATGGTAGAAAAGAGCGTATCCGATTTTTACGGCTGCCATAAAGACAGAAAGGACGTGCCGCAGGAGGAAAGCAAAAATGGCCAGCTTTGATGGAGGCACAATCACAATTTCGACCTCAGAGCAGCGGCCTTGTATGGTGAGAGGAAACAAGGCTTTGTTTCACAGGTGGGAAGACAGAGGCAAAATCGTTTCTCCGCCTGCGGCAAGAGGCAGATTCGGCAGAGGCATAGTAACAACAGCTGCAATTGTAGAATTTGAAAATGGCTGTGTTTCCGAAGTAAGCCCGCATGATGTAAAGTTTCTGGATAGCAAACCCTTGTTTTCGCAATGCTGTTTTGAACGGCCTGAGCCAGAGGAGGAAGCAGACAATGACACCGTTTGAATTCATGACAAGCGCATTTTATGTGGCTGTTGGTGCTGTCTGCATTTCTGCGGCGGGGCTTGTTGTATTCGCAGTGATTTTTGGCGTATATAAGACAATAAAAGGCAAGAACAGGAAGTAGGGAGAACGGAAATGGAATACTTAGCTGAACATATTGACCCCAAAAAATTTCAAGACGCCTTGGAACATCACCGGGATTTCCAGGCTCAGGAACTGCGTCTTGAAATAGAAAAGGCACGGGCCTTTTATGATGGATATGAAAAGGCAATTTTAACCGTGAAAGATATGTTTCACTGTTGCAATTATGAAAGCAGAGGAAAGCAAACACAAGCGCATCGGGAAGGTGCCGATAATGCTTTCTATGAGTTGTGTAAGGAACTAGATATAGGCAGTCAAGATATTAGGGATATGGATATTAGCATTGATGAAAAAGCTACCCTGATTGCAGAGAGAATCAGAAAGCTTTTTGACAAATCAAATGCCGAAACCTGATGAAGCCCACCTCTGGACAGATGGAGAGCTTGAAAAGCTGGAAGAGCGCATAGCCGCCATTTACAAGGAAGCCGCTGACGAACTGAAAGAGAAAATCGACGCTTACTTTGAATCGTTCAAAAAGCGGGACGAGGAAATGAAAGCGCTGATTGGAACTATTCAGAACGGCAGGGAATGGACGGAGCAGGACTATAAGCAGTGGCGGTTGGCGCAGATTGGGCGCGCAGAGCGGTTTGAGGCCCTGCGGGACAAGATTGCAGACCGCATGAAAAATGCCAGCGATGTAGCTATGGCTTATATCAACGATACCACGCCTGGGATTTACAGCCTAAATAGAAACTACGCAGCCTATACCATTGAGCAAGTGGCTGGCGACGTCGGATTTGACTTGTGGGACGAGCAAACGGTGAAACGCTTGATTGTTGAGCAGCCGGACCTTATGCCATATTATTCTAAGATAAGAGCTGCCCAGAGAGGACTTGACATAGAAAAGTCAAAGAGAAAAATTACTGCTCAAATAACGAGCGGTATCTTTCAGGGTAAGAGCATAAAGGGGCTTGCAGATGATTTGCAGAAGCGAATACCTACTATGAACCGCAACAGCGCAATCCGTACAGCCCGTACAGCGGTCACCGGGGCGCAGAACGCGGGCCGCATTGACAGCTATACAGCGGCTGAGAAGATGGGAATTGAGCTTCAAAAAGAATGGCTCGCAACGCTGGACGGGCGGACACGTCATTCCCATGCTATGCTGGATGGTGTCAAAGTAGATAACGACAAAAAGTTTCCAAATGGTTGCCGCTTCCCAGGAGACCCGGAAGGGCCACCGCACGAGATATATAACTGTTTTGTTGGTGAAACACAAATAGCCTCTGACAGCGATATTGTCAGAAGCTATAAGCACCGATATGACGGAAATTTAATCAAAGTCGAAACTGCCAGAGGCGTAAATTTCACCTGTACTCCGAACCACCCAATATTGACACCGAGCGGGTGGGTTGTTGCGGCAAGTCTGAACAATGGAGATAACCTGCTTGTAGCAACCATCGGTGACGGTGAGATTTCTAGGAGAAATCCATACATAAACCATATTCATCCCCGCATGGACGCACTCCACGAGCTTTTTTATGTAGTTTTTGGTAAGCGGACTTGCAATTTGGGTGTGAATTTCCACGGCGACGTTCCCACAACCAACGTCGAAATTGTAACTAAGAAATGGCTCTTGTGGGGTAACAGGAATCCCGGCATTAGTGAGCGCATCAATGAACTCTTGCTCAAATGCGCCAATGAATCTTTTATGGGCAAGCGCCCTTTTATGAAGCATATCTGGAGTATTTGCAAGCCCCCGCTTCGCATCATTAGCAGCTTGCGCAAGTCGCCGGCGCTCTTCCGGGGAAGTTTGAGCCATGCGGTTGTACATGGATTCGGAAAGATTCCGGGGGGTGATCCCAGCGTTACGCAAAACACGGTAAACGACCTGACGGCTGAATCCAAAATCAGAAGCGAGCTTTTTAGCGGATTCACCAGCGAGGTATCGGTTGATAAGGTCGTTAATGTCAAAGTCATTCCGTCTGGGAGTACCCATGTTTATAACCTCCAAACTGAAAATGGGTATTATTTCGTCAATTCCAGTATAGCACAAAATAAAGGAAAGTGCAATGGCATTTTTGCAATTGCCCATAATTGCCGCTGTACTCTGATTGCTGCCATCAAGGATGTTGATACCAGTAACGCTCTGCGACGGGCTAGGAACCCGGTGACCGGAGAAAGCGTCATGATTCCCAATATGACCTATGCCCAGTGGGAGAGCTGGAAGAAAACAGAAAATCGTTATGCCTGGGACACTTACCAGAAAAAAGGGAAAAATCTTTCCTCCGATCAAAAGCAGTTTGAAAAATATAAGCGCGTTCTTGGGAAAAACACACCAAAAACTTTTGCAGAGTTCCAGGACCTAAAGTATAATGACCCTGAGAAGTGGAGCTTTTTGAAACTTGATTACGCAAGGCAAAACAAACTGAGAAATCACCCAAAACTGGCACTGCCGGGAGCGGAAACGGCAAAAGTCCCAGATAGAAAAATCACGGATTACTTGTTTAATCCTCAAAATAAAGATGGATGGGCAAAAGGAGAGGCTTTTACCAGCAGGCTGGGCTATTCGGCGGAGAATTGGAAATCACTCCAATCAGAGATCCGGCGTTGTGCAAAGCTATATACCGCTTTGCTGAAAGCAAAGGACGAATATGGGCAGAGGTACGAACAGTGTATGGTATTATATGGGAAGAACAGTCGGCCTGCAAATGTGATTGTCGGTTGGATTCAACGGCCGGACGGAAGCACAAGCATGACGACAGCATACATAAAGGAAGTGCAATTGTGAAAATCAAAGAATTTGATACTGTTCTTTTGAAAGACGGAAGAAAGGCATCAATAGTTGAAGTTCTTAGTGATACTGCCTTTATTGCAGATGTTGGAAGCAGCACGGAAGATTGGGAAACTATTGATATTACGCTGGATATGATTGAGCGGGTGATTTAGAGTGCAGATTGAAATCATCGACAACAGCGATATAGTGCTAGAAGAATTTGAAACCGCCGCCCTGCGGGCTCTGGAGAAGTGCGGGCTGACGGCGGAGGGGTATGCTAAACGGCTCTGCCCCGTGGACACTGGAAATCTCCGAAACAGTATCACGCACAGCGTGGATGATGAGGAACCGGCGGCTTACATAGGGACAAATAATGAATATGCTGCGTAGACAAACATGCGCCTTTATGTGGTAACACATATCGAAAATTGGGCAAAATCGGAAAAATCCACTTGTTTTCTGCCAACGAATATGGTACAATATATTTAGAGGTGGGAACATGAAAGACAAAAACAGAATTCGTGATTTAACAGGTCAAAAATTTGGTTTATTGACGGTTATTGGTCTGAAAGATACAGATACGCGCAAGACATATTGGATATGCCAATGTGACTGCGGGAATGTGAAAGAGGTTAGGTCAGACAGCCTGCTAAGCGGCGCAATAAAATCTTGCGGATGCTTAAAAAGAGCGCAGGACAAGGTAAATCTAACGAAGAATCACAGACACAAAATGAGTGGCACCAGGATTTATCTTGAATGGCAAGGAATGAAAGGCCGGTGCTATAACCCACATGACCCCCGCTTTGACAGGTGGGGAGGGCGCGGAATTACTGTTTGTGAAGAATGGAAAAACAGCTTTGAGGCGTTTTATGAATGGGCTATGGCAAACGGTTATCAAGAGGATCTGACCATTGACCGAATAGACAATGATGGTAACTATGAGCCTAATAACTGCCGATGGGCGACACAAAGCGAACAAAGTCGCAATCGAAGCTCTAATATTAAAATAACGATTGGGAATTCCACCAGGACACTTACAGAATGGTGTGAAATATTTCAAGTCGATTATAAAAATGTTGTTTCAAGATACCACAGAAACGGTTTTTTAAGTATTGATGACCTGTTTAATCGAGGATAATTCCGAGGTAAGCGGGGATACCGCCCGCCACCGTAGAGCGTAGAGGATGAGCGATAAGGGAGCAATAATTCCTCCAAGAGTGTCCGACGCCCCATGAGTGGGGCGATGATGTACGCCGAACTTACGGGATAGTAAACCGTAAGAAGCAGAGGATAAAAAGCCTCTGCGGTAACAAATTGATGTTGAGCTGGGTACCGGCAAGTATTACCCCAGCGGCAGGCCTACGCCTTGGGTATATCAAGACGCGCATGGAAACTGGCACATGACCCACGGCCAGCGGGCGCAACCGTATTTGAAGCCCGCAGTAGCAGACCACTCCCAGACCTACAAAAACATCATAGAAAGCGAAATGAAAAATGGATAGCGAATCCTATATAGAGCTTGGGCGCATATTCAAAGAAGCGCTTTTACAGGGAATAAATGATGCGCAAAAGGAGGCAACCGTTGTGAAAATATCTTACAATGGATTTACTGGAGAATTGGTAAAACTAGAGCGGCATGTAATTCCGTGTTACCCCCACGGTGCTATAGAGAGTGAATATAGTCTCTCTATCTATGACAGCGAAAAGCAGGTTACTCATTCTTTCACCGGTGTAAAAATAGAAGATGTGAAGTTCCTGGGAGGGACGGTGGCATTTGGGTTATGTTCGCAATAATTGGAGCAATTGTATGTGGAAGGTTTGGCTTTGACTTAGCAACAGGAGAATGCGGATTAATGCTTTGGCTCGAAAGAATATTCTTGATCCCCATAACGTCTATTTTGGGGATTATGGGCGGTGGATTTGCTGACTTAATCATTTACTCGTTTCTTCGTCTGCTACTTGCGTAATTCTGATAAAGAGGTGAACCGTGAACAATATAAAGCTGTCGCCCGAGCAAATCGCCGCCATTGAGCAAATCGCTTCAAAAGGCGACCAAGCAGAGGTTATACCTGTAAAGTATGGCGTCGTGGTCAAGCGAATACGGAAAGAGACGGTCTTTGAACCGCCCAAACAACTCAAGCGGGAAGGAGCGAAGCCATGATACGAGCAATATGCAACTATTTCCGGGGATGCACCTGTAAACATGAGTTTCAACTTCTTGCGAAAGTGAATGTAAAAGATAGCTTCTTTGGTGACGAATCAACACATTACACATACCGTTGTAAGAAGTGTGGGTTTGTGAAGCGTGTACGCCTTTAAAAATTAAACATTTACCCGTCAAAGACGGCGCGAAGGCTGCAAGAGCAAGGAAGGAAGAGATAAAAAGTGAAAATCATAAAACACGGTAAATATTTCAACCTGCCACAAAAATTTGAGTGTGAGAAATGTGGGTGCGTTTTTGAAGCAGAAGGAGAGGAATATGAAATGCATGGCTGGTGTAGTACACCGGACAAAAGTTGCATTTGCCCCGAGTGCGGGCACGATATTTACGTAAAGTACGAAAGACAAAAAGCGGATACCGCCGTTTAAGCGTTGATGGCGAAAGGCCAAGCGTGGAGAAACTGCAAATAAGCGGAAAGGTGTGAAGCCGAGATGATAGAGGTTTGCGGCAAATTCAATAAGGCAAAGATTTTCACGGATGTTGTGGACGAAGCCTCTATTGCGCAGTTTATAAAGCCAATTTATAATTTCAAGGCCGGAGACTAAAAGAGGAAGTAAAAGAATGAGTATGTTTAGTGATTGGGCCGAACCGTTCGATTTGGTAACTCAAACGGGAGAACCATATGGGAAAGTTGAGTTCTGTTTTTCCGATTTGACTAGCATGATATACATTGACAGGGCAATTTCGATTAACGATTATGATATAATTCGAAGAATGTCAGATGGACAGACTTTTAGAGTTTTAAATGTAAGAAACGGAAAGTTTCCAAACGGAAAAACGAGTTATACAAAGGCTTTTTTAATCCCGTATAAATTATGAAAAAAAGAAAATGATTCCCTGTCCTAAGCATTGAGTGCGAGGAAGTGAAGAAAAATGAGTGAAGAATTAAAACCGTGTCCGTTTTGTGGCGCAGAGGCAGAATTAAGAGAGGTCGAGCGAGAACTTCCTTTTTCAACCGGAGACGAGAATATATTCTTTGCGATATGCACCAATTGCGGATGTAGCCCTTTTCCAAGAAGCGGAACGAATATCTATTACAAGAAGAACAGCAAAGAGATAAAACAAAAGCTTGAAAAAGAGGCCGCAGAGGCTTGGAACCACAGAGCATAACTAAATATCATTCCCGCCTTAAACGGTGGGCGGGGGGGTGAAAGGGAATGAGTTTAGATGAGGCATGGGACAAATTTCTTTCCGGTATAAAGGAAAGCACGCCATTTAGACAAATTTTTAATTTTTTTGATAAAATACTAACTAAATATTATCCCGCCTCTAAGCGTTGAGGCGGAAGATTTGAGCGGAGATGAAAACTTTGACGTTAGAGCAGCATAAAGAATACTCCATGAGATTGGAGGAAATCCAAACAGTGAAGCGCTTTTTGGAGTGCGGTGGCGGGTGCATATACAATCAGTTTTCCCATAGGTTCCCATTTAGCTTGATTGTTAAGGTTCGCCACAAAAGGAAAGTATTTTTGCACAGAAATTGGCATGCTTGTGGGCGGGAGGAAAACGAATTCGAGATTCCGACAGACCTCCAAATGAAACTTATTAAAACAATGGAGCAGTGGATAGGGGAGAAAGAGCAGGAGCTATTAGACATTTAAATACTGTTTGGCATTGGTAAGTGTTCCGATGTAACGACCGAGCGGGGTTATTCATTTCAGAAATGGAGTGGATGACCCCGCTTTTTCTTTTTGGTAAAACCCGCATTTGCGGCTTTTATACAACATTCTTAGGGTAGCACCCGTAACAGCGATAAAGGAATGTAA